CTGGAACAAGATTAGTCTCATCTACTTCAAAGATAAGATTACCAGATAAGACCGCATTATCGACCGCCATACGCATAAAACCATTCATCAAAGTTTGTGTATCATCCATGTTTTCTGCAATACCTACACCAAAGAAACTGTATGGGTTAAGTTCATATGGTGCTGCCATGTAAGGTATACGAGCAGGTTTAAATGGATTAAGTACTACACGTAATAGTCTACCATTACATATCCAGATGTTTGCCTGTAGCTCATCTAGTTCCTGTAGATCTTTTGGTATTGTAATCTCTTGTTCTTCTAGTAGTTCAATATCTACTGTACCCCAATACTCCATAACCTCAAAGCGGTCAATGTCATGCTGTGGTGCATAGTCAGATAGATCATCTTCCCAATACAGCTTCTCGTAGTTCTCACCTCTTGTGATTACTTCTTCAATTACACTGTCTCTGAAGTATGGGCGTTTCTTAAGTGCACGTAGTTGTGAACGTGACATCTTGTGTCGTTCTATTACGTACTGTGCTTCATCCATGTTGTTAGCATCTGGATCTGGGTAAAAGTTCCACACTGATACGTGTGATACTTGTGGTACAGTTTTAATAACTGGATCATACTCACCCTCATCATCCCAGTTAGGATACTCTTTATCAATAGCAAATGGTCCTTTCATAACACCAGTACCAAACAATGCCATTTCAAATGATGTACTTCTTAAATGCTTACTAGCACCTGACTCTTCTAACTGATCGTGTATCTTCTTCTGCATCCTCTTCGCTGCCACAAGAGCAGGGCTAACCGTAATTGCCGTACCTGTTTTACCAACACCTTCTCTAACACCCTCTATCTCTCCTAGTTTATTTGCATATTCACCCAATCTTTCATTCAGGGTATTTTGAGTGTCACCCGGTTGTAAATCTTTACCATCACCAGCAAAGCCATATGGACTCTCCATTATGTCTCTTACTTCAGGAGATTCCTTTGGATCAAAGTGTACATCACCTGCTACACCATCAGGTAGTTGTGTTGGATCTATTGTTAATGGAAATTTATTATTTGCAAATAGAACATCTACTATCTGTCCATATGCAGCAAGGGTTTTAGTTTTAGTTACTTTAATAAATACACGAGATCGTTCTGCTTCTGAGAACTGTACATCTGTGCCATACAAACCCCTGTAGTTTCTGTAGGATTTTATCCAACGTTCTTCATCCTGATACCTATAGTCTTCTGCTCTTTTGTATCTGTCAACTATAAAAGGTACTAGGTTTGCTAGTTCTTCATCTTTAGATTCATCTGCATCCTCTAGATGTATAGCGTCTTGTTCTATTGTAAAATCATCTGCCATTATTTTTTTCCTTAATATCCAAATACAGCATCTGCTACTGGCATGGTGCTTGATGGTCTTCTGCTAGGATCGTAATCAAATAAATTAAACTTAGGTCTTGACATAACCCCATATCGTAGTGCGTCATATAAGTGATCTTCTGCATGTGTATCTATATCTTCTGGGTTACGTTTGTCAATAGGTAATGCAGGTAATTGTGAAATTAGTTCTGTACAGTTAGAAAAGAATACTAGTCTGGGTTCTTCACTGTCCTCATCTACCTGTAGTCTTCTGTGTATTTCGTTCTTACCTGATACCCTACTTCCTTTACTTCTATCTGATGGCCTCCACCTACAGCCTTTGTTTATCATCTGTTCTGCAAGTGATGGTCCTGTGTCACCTCGTTTATGCCATACAGAGCTATCAAGTACTCCATACTTTATATTACCATCTCCTGCTTCTAAGTCAAGTACCATATCAGCTAAATCTGTAGCTAATACTTTTGATACATATAACTCTCTATATACTATAAGTTGCTCATCTGGCGTAACAGCAAACCAAAGAACACCACTATAAGAACCATAACCATAATCACATGCCCTAAACTTAACCCAGTTATTTGGTATATCAAATGGTTCAACGACATGTACATACCTGTTAAACTCTGTGAAGGCTGCACCTTCTTTAATATCCCAATCACCCTCTAGCAACTGCCTACGCTGATGTTCAGGTAGTGACAGTAGCATTGCTTCGTAGTCACCTGTATCTGACAAGTATGGGTTATCTGATAACCTAGCAGGTATAAACCTACGTTTAAATAGTGGCCTACCTGCTTTACTATGACCTGCTGGATACTTTAGTGCTTCTCCTGTTTCTATATCTGTTGCAGCAAAACTTGTATCGTATGGTGCTGGATCAATAAACATTTTCTTAACCCAGCCATGTCCCGGTCCACCCGGATTAGTTGTTGCCCTCATATACACTTCTAAATCAGAAGCAGTGGAACGTAGACGAGATCTCATGTAGTTCCACGCATACGGTGAAGGCCACTGAGTTAATTCGTCAAAACCTATCCAGCTAAAAGCCAGACCCTGATAGCGCATGACATCATCATCACGATCTAAGTATGACATCCAAAGTCTTGCACCAGATGGTGCGGTCCACTGCATTTTTCTCTCTGACCATTTTATTCCCGGCCAGACTTTAGGATATAGTTCTTGTGACTTAGATATTAATTCACGTAACTCTTCTGTAGTATGTCTTAATAACAATCCGCTAAATGCAGGATGACCCATAAACCTTAATGGATCAGCTAACATCGCATAACTCTTACCACCACCTGCACTACCACCATACAGTACTTCTCGTTCTGGTGCAGCTAGGAACTCTGTTTGTGGGCCAGTGTTAGGTTTAAAGAGTACATTAGCTTCACGTTCAATAGCATGTGTGTCATATTCTATTTTCTGTGGTGCTAACTCTCTTTGCTCCAAGTCTACTTTCTTCGATTGTTTTGGCTTTTTGGATCGCCTTTTCCGCATACTCTGCCCACTTGCGGAGACTTCTAGCTTTGTTCTTACGCTGTCGCTCATGCTTTATTCTTTTCTGTAGTCCAAGATGTGATATGTACCTTCCTGTATTTGTACTTAGCCATGCTGCTACCTGTCGCAACGAATACTGGCGTAGATATGCTTTAGCTTTTTCCAGATGGTCAAGTTCTTTAGGTATTGGTAACAACAGATCTTCATCATTGGGGTCCACCTCGTATCCGAACGGCACTGTTCTAGCAATACGTGGTACAGGTAGCCACTCATTTTCTTCCTTTAGATCTGTTGGTTGTGGTAATTTCCATTTGCCTAAACTCCTATCCATCAATCGTCATCATCACTTTGTTTCTTAGGAGGCATTAACATCACACCACCACTTGCTTCTACCTGTATCTTCTCAGTTTTAATTAAACCAGTACGATCTAGTAGTTCCTTTGCTGCTGACATCTTATCTCTTAGTCCTAACTCAGTAGGGTCCATAAGTGCACTTGCCATTGCTACAGCAGCTTTAGGAGCATTACGTGCCATATACTGCTGTGTTGCTTCTAGTATCTCTTCCTTAAGGCTCTTAACTACTACTGTAGTAGATGTACCATCTGCATAGCCAGCTAGTTTCTTAGCTGTTGCTACATCCCCACCTGCTTCATCAAATAGTACATCTAGGAATTTTACCTGATTTTCTGTGTACTGTCTAGTCATTTAATTCCCCAGTTCGCATTATGTCACTCAGTCTGGTAGCCCTGCCTTTTACCTGCTCTGCCCACCTACTGTCTAACATCTCAACTGCTGCATTGTTATAGTCTTCATCTTCTATAGCAGACCACATCTTCTTAAACTTATTTAAACGTGGCATACCCAGATTAAAAGCCATATTAACACACACCATCTGTCGTGGTGCATTTAAAATTGCCACACAAGGTTGAGCAGCAAGCAGTTCTCGTTCAGCAATGCCAACATCAACACGTAAGAGGTATCTAGCACCGTAAAGTGATATTCCATTTTCTCGTAAATCTCTCATATCATCTAGACCTATATGTTGTAATTCTTCTAGTGTCAAAGGTCTATCTTCAATATTTCTGCCTACACCTATAGTTTCTATACCTAGACTATCTTTATATATTTTTCTTTCCATGCCTTCATCTCTAATAAGCATGTCAAGTAATTTACTTAAGTCGTACTTCATCTATTTCTTCTTAGGCATTGCAAAACCAAAGTATGCACCAACAAGTGCAGACAACGAACCATACATCATCATAAGAATACTGTCTGCTGCTGCAAACCTATCAGGCCATATTAGTACAGCAGTAGTAGCAATAAGCATTGTAGCGAGTGCAGTCCATGCCATATAGCGTCTGTTAGATTGATATGCTGCTTTATCAACGATTACATTTTCTTCTGCCATGTTTATTACTCCTTACTTTTTAAATAACTTAGTGGCACTACGTACCCCAAATGACGCTGCCACGATTACCGAAATGGCGTACTTATACCACTCAGGCATCAGTTGTAGTTGGCTAAACCCTATTTGAACTATATCTTCACAGCCGGGAATGAACGCAAGCACAAGAGGTATCGAGAACAAAATTGTAAGCCACTCGTCTTTCCACGAGTTATCACTCGCTTTTGCCTGTGCTATATCCCAATCTATTTCACCTGCTGCCTGTTTTTCTTTTATTGTAGCTTCAGATCGTATTGTTACAATCTTAGCTTCTGTTTTAGCTTTCTTCTCAGCTACCTGTCCTTCTAACCATGTGCCAGCTAGATTAGCTATTGGCCCAATCAATGTACCTAGCATTAAGCTCTCCTAAACCTAGCTGTCTTCTTAGCTATACTCTTTGGTTGCTTTACATGTTGTTTCCTACCTTCACGTTTAGCTTTTGTTGTAGCAGCATACTCAGAAGATGACAGTGACTTAATAGCTTTAGCAGGTAGATACCTTTCACCTGTAGCCTTTGATCCCTGTGTAGATGGCTTACCTGACTTAGTACGCCAATCCTGCTTTGTCCAGTTTGCCAGACTTTTTTGTGATTTAGCTCTCGCCATGACACTCACATTTACATACATCTGGATTACAGCCACACTCTATGCAACTATCGCATTTAAATTCTGACCCTACATCACACATGCATACTGAATTTTCTCCGCATTCACATGTCATTATGATTTGTAACCTCCACCTTTTTCTTTATAACGCTTTGCTAACATCTGGGCTTTGCGTCCTGACCATTGACCGGGAGCACCACCTTTACCACTAGCTTTAATGCTATTAAATAATCTTTTACGCATACCGGGCTGTGTATAGTTACCTGCTGCGTTAACTGTGCTACCACCACTTTTTAATTTAATAGCCTTTAATTGGTTAGACTGTTTCTTATGTGCAGCACTTGCCTTTGCCAGTTTACCTGCTACTTTTCTTATTACTTTTTTTGCTTTTGTTTTTACTGCCATTTGTCTTAACGTCCTTTGCGTATAGATTATTAAATGTTACAGATGGATCTAAGTATGTCTCATGTCCTTCTGCGGAGTGCACCCATTGTGACGGTACAAAGTCAGGTGCACCCTCTCCAGTTCTCCATAAAGCAGGACTCGTTGCCCTTACTCTGTTATTAGGCAGTGCTACAAAGTTTCCTGTCCAGCTACCAGCATCTGTTAAATATATTACGTGTGACTGTTTATGCTGTGCAGGATCATCTGCTATATCATTGCCTGTGTAATCTACGGTAAATAAGTACTTACCTTTATAGAGATCACCTCCTATCTTACACAACCAAGGTGATGAACTTACTCTATCCAGAATGACTGTACCATGTTCTCGTGACTCACAATCCCAAGGTTGGCATAGATGATCTTCCATTGGGTCAGGCCACTCTTCTAGAGGTATGTCAGCTACGAGTGCCTGTATCGGCATCCTCGCCCACATAGCTCCTCCATGTACATTCTCTTGAGGTCCATCTTCCCTGTCTATTTCACACCCAGTAAATACAACCTGAAAACTAAGTGATCTGTCTGGTATGGTATTTACTGCAAATGCAATCCCATGTAGAAATTCACCGTGATAATTTTGATGGTTACTAGTGAACTCTCTACGTACCCAACAATTGAAGTGGGGTACATTGCTTATAAGATTAGGCATTATCTACGTTTAGCAGCTCCACCCTTAGACATCTTCTTTGTTTTTTTACTCATGCCACCATACATCATTTTTTTAGTAGCACCACCTTTAGACATCTTCTTTGTTTTCTTGTGCATAGGCATATCAAGTTCTCCTTTTTTTGTTTGCCAATTTAAGTTGCTCTTTAGCTTTCTTAGCTATTGCAACAACCTCATTCTTTCCCATAACTTTAGCACGTTGTTCCATTACTGTCAATATTTGTATCTTACGTGCATAGGGCTTATTTACTTTTTTTACTTTAGCTACTGTTTTCCTAGCATCAGCAGGTGTAGCAAACTTTATACTTACTGTGTCCTTTGGGTTTTCATCTGTGTACAGTCTACGTCCACTACCTTTTGGTTTTTTACCTGTACCCTTCTTAGGATCAGGTTTAGACATTCTTACCTGTAATCTTTTTATATGCTTCCCTGCCTTTGGGTCCAGATGCTTT